CTGCCCGCCGCCATCGGCGATCTGGCGTTCCAGGCAGCGAACAGCCTGGTCGACGGCGTGGAGGCGATGCTGAACGGTGTGGTCTCGCGCATCAACGGTTTCATCGGCGGGATCAACCAGGGGCTGGAAGCGCTCGGCTCGGAGCGCCGCATCTCGCTGGTGCCCGACCTCGACCTCGGCGAGATCGAGAACCGCTTCGAGGGTGCGGCCAGTGCCGCCACGACAGCCGCGCAGGCGGCGTTCGACCGGGCCTTCGAGGACAACCCGCTTATCGCGCCCGATCTCGGCCTGACCGAGGCGGCGAACCGGGCGCTCGAATCCGCGAACCTCTACCGTGGCGCGGCGCGCGACCTGGCCGAAGGGGCCCGCGCGCCGCTGGAAAGTTGGCAGGCGCTGCGCGACGCCGTGCGCGGCACTGATGGGGCCAGTGCCGATGCGCTGACCGAGGCCACAGGTGCGGCCGAGCGGCTGGAGACGGCGCTCGGCGATGCCGGACGGGCCGCGACGGGTGCCGGTGCGGCGGCCGGAGCTGCTGCAGCGGCAGCGGAGCCCGCGACCGAGGCTGCCGTCACCGGCTGGCAGGCAGTCACGGCGGCGCTGTCGGATTACGCCAGCAAGGCCCGCGACATCGGTGGCGACATCGGCCAGAGCCTCGTCGGCGCCTTCCAGTCGGCGGAGAACGCGGTCGGTGAGTTCGTGAAGACCGGCAAGCTGAACTTCCGCGATCTCGTCACATCGCTCCTGGCCGATCTCGCCCAGCTGGCGGCGCGGCGGTTCATCCTCGGGCCGATCGCAAACGCGCTCTCCGGCGTGTTCTCCGGGGCGGGCGGCATTTTCGCCAACGTCCTGCATGCGGGCGGGATGGTCGGATCGGCGGGGCCCTCACGCTTGGTCCCGGCCATGACCTTCGCCACCGCCCCACGAATGCATTCAGGCGGCATGGCGGGGCTGCGCCATGACGAGGTGCCCGCGATCCTGCAACGCGGCGAACGGGTCCTGTCGCGACGCGAGGCGCAGAGCTACGGCGCGGGCGGGGTCAACGTGACGATCATGGCGCGTGACGCCGAGAGCTTCCGGCAGTCGCGCACGCAGGTCGCTGCCGACATCGCCCGGGCCGTGTCGCTCGGGCGGAGGGGCATGTGAGTGCGACCCCGCAAGTGGGAACCGGTTGCGGGGGCCAGAGCACGAACCATGGAGAGACTTGATGGCGTTTCACGAGGTCCGGTTCCCTGACAATATCAGCCGGGGCGCGCGGGGCGGACCGGAACGGCGCACGCAGATCGTCGAGCTCGCCTCTGGCGACGAGGAGCGCAACGCAACCTGGGCCAATTCGCGCCGCCGCTACGATGTCGCCTATGGCGTCCGCCGCGCTGACGATCTGGCGGCGGTGGTTGCCTTCTTTGAGGCGCGGAACGGCCGCCTCCATGGCTTCCGCTTCAAGGATTGGGGCGACCACAAGTCCTGCCTGCCGTCGCAGGTGCCAGCCCCCACCGACCAGCCCATCGGCACCGGAGACGGCACGACGACCGGCTTCCAGCTGCTGAAGCGCTACGCCTCGGGCGGCCAGATATGGACCCGGACGATCACCAAGCCGGTCGCCGGCACGGTGCGCATCGCCCTCGATGGCGCGGAGCAGCTCTCCGGCTGGTCCGTCGACACCACGACCGGCGTTGTCACCTTCAGCGCCGCGCCGGGCGCTGGCGTTGCCGTCACAGCGGGCTTCGAGTTCGACGTGCCCGTCCGTTTCGACACCGACGCGCTCGACGTGACGCTCGACCTCGAGCGGCTCGGCTCGATCACCTCCATTCCGCTTCTGGAGATCCGGCGATGAACGACACCGGCAGCTTCGTTGCGGCCGTGCTCCGAGAGCTCGCGGCCTCGACCGCCGTGATCCTCGCCGCCTGGGGCGCGCTCGGCGGCGCGACGAACGCGCTGACCACGAAGATGCGGCTGCGCGATGCGCTGCGGCACATCCTCCTCGGCGGGCTGATCGCGGCCGGGATGGGCAGCCTCTCCATGGCCGTGATCACGAGCTGGATGGGTCTGCCGCCCGAGGCGATCCCTGCGGGCGGGGCGGCAGGCTCGGCCGCCTATCTCGTCGGCGTCTTCGGTCCGGCCTTCATTGAAATGCTGCTGGCCCGCCTCCGCCGCGCCAAGCAGGGCGACGGCGATGAATGAGCTTATCCGCCTCGCGCGCTCCCTCCGCTGCGACCCTGCCGACCCCCGGCAGGCCTTCGCCCATCGCCTGCGCATCGGTCTCGCCATCGCAGCACTGATCCTGATCCTCTCGCTTCTGAGGTAATCCCATGCACATGACCGACCGGGGCCTGCTGGCCCTCGTCCGGCACGAAGGACTCGTGCCCGGGCCCTATCTCGATGTGAAACAGGTCTGGACCTTCGGCATCGGCCACACCGCCGCGGCCGGGCCGCCCGATCCGGCGACCATGCCGCGCGGCATGCCCGCCGATCTCGATGCCGGGATCCGCGAGGCGTTTCGGGTCTTCCGCGCCGATCTTGCGCGCTACGAGGCCGCCGTCCTGCGTGCAGTGAAGGTGCCGCTGGCGCCGCACGAGTTCGATGCGATGGTCAGCTTTCACTACAATACCGGGGGCATCGCGAAGGCCGCGCTGACCCGACATCTCAATGCCGGAAATCGCGTTGCAGCCGCCGACGCGTTTCTGAACTGGCGGCGACCGGCCTCGATCATTCCGCGCCGGGAGGCCGAGCGCGACCTGTTTCGCCATGGCAGCTATCCCGGCGGCACGATCCCGGTCTGGTCCGTGGACCGCACAGGCCGCGTGGATTTCTCGCGGCCGATCCGCCGACTGACCGAGGATGAGGCGCTGGCGCTGCTGCGGCGGTCGCCGCTGCCGAGGCCGCCGGTCCTCGACCCTGCGCCCGACATGCCGACCGGCTGGCTCGCCCGGCTGGCCGTCTTCTTCGCCACCCTGATCCGGAGGGCCTGATCCCCATGCGCTACGTTCGTCCCAACTCCTTGACCTGGTGGGCAGGGCTTCTCGCTCTGCTGACCGGCATCGCGTCCATCGCGCTGCCCGCCACCGGGCCGCTGGGGGAACTGTCCCGGCTCGTCGCGCTGCTCGCCGGCTCTGGCGATGCCTCGCCTGCGGGGCTGATGTTCCTCGGTCTCGGCCTGATCGGTCTGCGCGACCGGATCGAGCGCGGGTTCCGCGGCGATGCTTGAGTTCCTCGCAGGCTTGGTCATGGGCGGCTGCCTCGGCGTCTTCGTCGCCGCCCTCTGCGTCGCCGCCGCACGCGGGGAGCGCGACGATGGCTGAGTTCCTGATCTGGCTGATCGCGGCTCTGGGCGCGGTCGGGGGCGTCGTCCTCGGACGGGTCTGGGGACGCGCGGAAGGAAAGCACACAGGCAAACGGGAGGCGGAACGCGATGCGATGGAAGACAGGAACGAGCGCGTCGAACGCGGGCGCGACGCGGTTCGCGATGGCCGCGGCGCTGGCGATCCTGCTGACCGGCTGCGCCGCAACGATGGGGACTGGTGACGCGGGCTGCGCCTCCTATGCCGAGGCGAGGCTCGCCCGGCCGGCTGCCGAGACCGTCGCGGAGGTTCCGCCGGACTGGGCGGACTGGATCGCCGATCTCGACGACCGCATGACGGGAACCTGCCGATGAAATCCCTCTCGACCGCCCTGCAGGCCCATCTCGACGAGGGGACGACTACTCTCGCCTGGTGCTGGCGGATCGCCCGCGCCGACGGCGTGAGCTTCGGCTTCACCGATCACGACCGGACGCTCAGATTCGATGGCACCGACTTCGAGCCCGAGAGCGGGCTCACCGCGTCAGAGGTCCGTTCCGGCTCGGACCTCTCGGTCGATGCGCAGGACGCGGAAGGCGTGCTGACCTCCGACCGGATCACCGAGACCGACATCCGCGACGGCCGCTGGGACAACGCCGAGGTCGAGGTCTGGCGGGTGAACTGGGCCGACACTGGCCAGCGCGTGCTGATGCGGCGCGGCGCCATCGGCCAGATCCGGCGCGGGCGGCTCGCCTTCGTCGCCGAGGTCCGCTCACTCGCCCATGTCCTTGGCCAGACGGTCGGGCGAACCTTCCAGGCGACCTGTGACGCCGCGCTGGGGGATGCGCGCTGCGGCGTCGATTTGGAGGACCCCGCCTTCAAGGGCACGGGCGCCGTCATCGATCTTCTACGTGACCGCGCCTTCACCGCCTCGGGCCTCGGCGGCTTCGCCTCCGGCTGGTTCACCTTCGGCACGCTCGAATGGACCAGCGGCGCAAACGCGGGGCGGCGCACCGAAGTGTTGGGCCATGACGTCACGGATGGCATCGCCGTGCTGACCCTGCTCGAAGCGCCGGTGCGCGCGATCGCCGAGGGTGACGGCTTCACCATCCGTGCGGGTTGCGACAAGCGCATGGATACCTGTGGCGCGAAGTTCGCCAACACCGCCAACTTCCGCGGCTTCCCGCATATCCCCGGCCAGGATGCCGTACTGCGTTACGCCACCAAGGACGGCGGGCACGAGGGGTCCGTGCTATGATGAATAAGCGCCCGGTGGCGCGGCTGTTCCTATGGTACTTCGCTCGTCAAGGCCAACTACGTCGGATCCATTCGCGCAGCCAAATCTCCCCATCGGACAGCTCAACACAGCCAGCCAGGGTCAGATCGTCAATTATGTTTGCAAAGGTCGCAGGACTGGTCCGATTCATGTCGAATTGGGCAAGCGCTTCGTTCGTCAGTTCCCGAGCTTTCTCTTCGGATATCCGCTTTCTGCCGTCGTGGTTGTTCCACATCGTCAGCATCGCGGTGGCATGTTGTGGGCCTAACTCAACCTGCGAGGTCGAATAGAGGTCCTTCCAGATCACCAAAGCCCCGAGAATGATAAGCCATGGGCTTGTCGCCGCTCCTGCTCCGGTAAGTGCTATCCCGGGCAAGGATCCAATTAGCTTCCTCCAGTTAAGCGTTACGTTGCCGGGCTTGATGCTGACTCCGCCTTTGCGACCGCCATCGAAGACGCGAATGTAATCTATCCGACGTTCTACCTCTGGAATTTCGGGAGGTCTGAAGTGGCAGAAAGCTGCAATCAAGGCGTCCTTCGCCGCGATGGGCAGAGTTTCGCGATCGCCGATACCAGCGTCGATCTTTTCCACAAAGCCCTCGTGCCTCTCACCCGCCATCTGCAACCGCTCCTCGAAAAGAAAGTCTCAAAATAGCCTCATGCTGACTGTGACCAACATAGCCAACGGCTCAACTGCCGAGAAGAACAAACAAATCGTATCCGTTTCGCGGTCCTGGCTCGGCACGCCGTATCACGATCAGGCCAGCCTCCGAGGCGTCGGTTGCGATTGCCTCGGGCTGGCGCGGGGCGTCTGGCGCGAAGTCGCCGGTCCCGAGCCGTTCCCGATCCCGCCCTACAGCCGCGACTGGGGCGAGACCGGGCCGCGCGAGGTGCTGGCCGAGGGCGCGCGGCGCATGATGATCGAGGTGTCGCCCGCCGAGGCTGGTCCCGGCGCGCTGGTCCTCTTCCGCATGAAACCGCGCGCCATCGCCAAGCATGTCGGGATCCTTACAGGCCCCGCCACCTTCCTCCATGCCTACGAGCGGCTCGGCGTGATCGAGGAACCGCTCACCCCATCCTGGCGGCGGCGCATCGCCTTCGCTTTCCTGTTCCCACATCGCTGAGACCTCGACATGGCCACCCTCGTTCTCGGTGCCGCAGGCGCCGCCATTGGCGGTTCGATCGGCGGCGCGATCCTCGGCGTGAGCGCCGCGACCATCGGCGGCTTCATCGGCTCCACCATCGGCTCGGTCGTCGACAGCTGGATCATCTCGTCGCTGGCGCCCACCCAGCGCATCGAGGGCGCGCGGCTCGACACGCTGCGCATCACCTCGGCCACCGAAGGCGTGGTCATCCCGCGGCTCTATGGGCGCATGCGGATGGGCGGCAACATCATCTGGGCGACCGATTTCCGCGAAGAGACGAAGACCACCACGCAGGGTGGCGGCAAGGGCGGCGGAGGCGGCAAGGTCAAGACCACCGAGTATCTCTACTATGCCAGCTTCGCCGTGGCGCTCTGCGAAGGCCCGATCACCGGCATCGGCCGCATCTGGGCGGACGGCAAGCCGATGGACCTCTCCGGCGTCACCTGGCGCTGGTATCCGGGCGACGAGGCGCAGACGGCCGATCCGTTCATCGCGGCGAAGATGGGCGCGGCGAACACGCCCGCCTATCGCGGCACGGCCTATGTGGTCTTCGAGGAACTGGCGCTCTCGACCTACGGCAACCGCCTGCCGCAGCTTTCCTTCGAGGTATTCCGGCCGCTGGCCGACCCCGACACCGCCGAGGGGCTGACCCGCGCCGTCACCATGATCCCCGCCTCGGGCGAGTTCACCTATGCCACGCAGGCCATCCGCAAGACCGATGGCGGCGCGACGCAGGCGGAGAACCTGAACGCGCTGCCGGACGCGACCGACATGGTGGTCGCGCTCGACCGGCTGCAGGCGATGGCCCCGGCGGTCGAAAGCGTCAGTCTCGTGGTGGCGTGGTTCGGCGACGATCTGCGGGCGGGATCGTGCAAGGTGCGCCCGGGCGTCGAGGTGTCGGCCAAGTCGACGACGCCGGTCAGCTGGTCGGTCAACGGCGTCAGCCGCGCCAGCGCCTTCTTGGTCAGCCGGGATGCAGAGGACCGTCCCGTCTACGGCGGCACGCCGTCCGACTTCGCGGTGGTGCAGGCGATCCTTGAGATGAAGGCCCGCGGGCTGCGGGTCACCTTCTATCCGTTCATCCTGATGGACGTGCCGCCCGGCAACACCCTGCCGAACCCGTATTCCGACAACGCCGCCGAGACCGGCCAGCCCGCGTTCCCCTGGCGCGGCCGGATCACCTGTTCGCCTGCAGCGGGGTTTGCAGGGACCGTGGACAAGACCGCGACGGCGGCAAACCAGGTCGCGGCGCTGTTCGGCGCGGCGACAACCGCCAGCTTCAGCGTCTCCGGCCAGACGGTTTCGTGGACAGGCACGCCCGGCGACTGGGGCCTGCGCCGCATGGTGCTGCACTACGCCCATCTCTGCGCGGCGGCGGGCGGTGTCGATGCGTTCCTGATCGGGACCGAGATGCCGGGGCTGACCACGATCCGCTCGGGCGCCAGCACCTATCCGGCGGTGCAGGCCTATCGGGACCTGTCCGCGGATGTGCGGTCGATTCTCGGGTCCGGCACCAGGATCGGCTATGCGGCCGACTGGTCGGAATACTTCGGGCACCAGCCGGGCGACGGCTCGGGCGACGTGTACTTCCACCTCGATCCGCTCTGGGCCGATCCCGAGATCGATTTCGTCGGCATCGACAACTACATGCCGCTCTCCGACTGGCGCGACGGTTTCGAGCATCTCGACGCGGCCGAGGGCTGGCCCGCGATCTACGACCGCGCCTACCTGCAGGGGAACATCGCGGGCGGGGAAGGCTTCGACTGGTTCTACGCCAGCGCTGCAGACCGCTCAGCGCAGGCCCGCACCGCGATCAGCGATGGCGCCGCCAGCAAGCCATGGGTCTTCCGCTACAAGGATCTGCGCGCCTGGTGGTCGACCCCGCATTACAACCGCCCGGGCGGGGTCGAGAGCGCGACACCGACGGCGTGGGCTCCGCAGTCCAAGCCCATCTGGTTCACCGAGCTCGGCTGTCCCGCCATCGACCGGGGCACCAACCAGCCAAACGTCTTCTTCGACCCGAAGTCGTCGGAGAGCTTCACGCCGCATTTCTCGCGGGGCTGGCGGGATGACGCGATCCAGCGCGCCTATCTCGAGGCGACGTATCTCTGGTGGGGCGATGCCGCGAACAACCCGCTGTCCTCGGTCTACGGCGGCCGGATGGTTCATGTGCCCGAATGCGCCGCCTGGACCTGGGACGCGCGGCCCTATCCGTTCTTCCCGGCGCTGACCGACGTCTGGACGGACGGCGCGAACTGGCGGCTCGGGCACTGGCTGACCGGGCGGCTCGGCGCGGTGTCGCTGGCCGCGCTCGTGCGGCACCTCTGCCTGCGCGCCGGGCTGCCCGAGTATCGCATCGACGTCACCGGCCTCTGGGGCGCGGTCGAGGGCTACGCCATCACCGCGCTCGAAAGCCCGCGCGCCTCGATCACCACGCTGTCGCGGCATTTCGGCTTCGACGCGGTGGAGACCGAGGGGGTGATCCGGTTCGTCATGCGCGGGCGGGCCTCCGTCGCCACCCTCGCACCCGACGATCTGGTCGCCCCTCGTGAGGGCGACGTGCTGGAACTGACGCGGGGCCAGGAGACGGAACTGCCGCAGGCCCTGAAATGGCAGGTAGCGCGGGCCGACGAGGACTACGACGCGGCCCTCGTCGAGGCGCGCCGCATCACCGTGGACACGACCCGGATCGCCTCCGAGTCCTTCCCGATGGCCGTTCCGCCCGAGGAGGCCGAGCGCCGCTGCCGACGCGCGCTGATGGAGGCGTGGGTGGGCCGCGAGACGGCGGCGTTCCGTCTGCCGCCCTCACGGCTCGCGCTCGATCCGGCCGACGCGATCCGGCTGGAGCATGACGGGCGGCTGGTCGATCTGCGGCTGGTCTCCATCGCCGACGCCGAGGCGCGCGGCATCGAGGCCGTTCGCCAGGATCGCGCGACCTATGATCTGCCGCCCGGCGATCCCCGCGCGGCCTCGCTGACGCGGGCGGTCGTGTTCGGCGCGCCGGATGCGGTGCTGATAGACCTGCCGCAGCTGACCGAGGACCAGCCCGCGCACCGGCCGCTGGTCGCTGCGCACGCGGTTCCCTGGCCGGGGGAGATCGCGGTGTTCCGCAGCCCCTCGACCGATGGCTTCGAGTTGCTGACCATTTTCGGCAGCCGCGCCCGGATTGGCGCGCTGGTCTCGGACTTCTTCGCGGGGCCGACGTCGCGCTTCGACCACGGCAATGCGCTGGTGGTCGATCTGCTGACCGGCACGCTGGAGAGCGTCACCGACCTGACGCTGTTCGGTGGGGCGAACGCGCTGGCTATCGAGAACGCGCCCGGCGTCTGGGAGATCGTGCAGGCGGGCGCGGCGGAACTGATCGCCGAGGGCCGGTACCGGCTGACCCGCTTGCTGCGCGGTCAGCGCGGCACCGAGGGCGCGATGGGCAACCCGGCTCCGGCAGGCGCGCGGGTGGTGTTGCTCGAGGACAGCCTCGCCTCACTGCCCATCGCCGAGGCCGATCTCGGGATCCCGTGGAACTGGCGCGTCGGCCCCGCGAGCCGTCCGGTCAGCGACGAGACCTATGTGGCGCAGACTTTCACGCCTGAGGGCGTCGGGCTGCGGCCGTTCTCGGTCGCCCATGTCGAGCAGCCTTGGCGCAGGCCGCGCTCGCCCGGCAATCTCACCATTCGCTGGACGCGCCGGTCCCGCGCGCTCGCGGCCGACAGCTGGAGCGGGCTCGAGGTGCCGCTCGCCGAAGAACTGGAGGCCTACGAGGTCGAGATCCTCGACGGCACAGCCGTGAAGCGGGTGCTGAGCGTGTCCACGACCAGTGCCGCTTACACCGCCGCTCAGCAGACCGCCGACTGGCGCGCGCCACTCGGCCCTGGCGAAAGCCTCACGATCCGCATCTTCCAGCTTTCCGCCCTCGTCGGGCGGGGCGCGCCGAAAACCGTCACGCTGACCTTGTGA